CAGTATTTCCCTCTTTGGTAGACCGGCGGAGTGCGTCGCGGCATTGTGTCTGTTCTTTCAAGTAGTCGGCTACGGCGCGATTGATGATGTCGAAGAGTCCGAGGCTTCCGAGTAGATCGAGGTCGGGAGACTCGATCCGGACGCCTTTCCCGACGTCGGCCGCTCGCATCAGCTTGCGGGAGAGTTTGATGAGCGACGGAGCGTTCACTGAATCACCTCGTATTCGGCGATTTCGAAAGGCTTGCCCGAGCGTCGCCAGTTGCAGCCGCCTTTGCCGTCTGCGGCCCAGCCTGGCGGGCTCATGGGATTGGAATCGGTCGCACCCTCGCCGCCATGCTGCAGCTTCACGCGAACGCGTTTGCCTATCGCCTCGATGGGCAGGTATCCGGGGTTACGCTTCACCGGCCGTGGTCACAGGATGCGGCCAACACGGCGCGCAGCTTGGCAGCATGTTCCAGCATCTTGTTGCCGCGCGTTTCGAGCGTCTTTGCAGTGACGAACAGGTCTAGGTTTGACACGCCGCGATCGGCGTTGAGCTTGTAATTGAGGCTGCGAACGCAAACGCCTAGGACATCCGCCAGCGCCTTCTTCCCACCGAGGATCTCGTAGGCGGTCTGGAGCCCCATCATGCGGGGCATTTCGATCGGGAGGCCGCGCTGTTCCCGAATTGGGGAACAGTTGGTTGGCTGTGGCGATGGCTGAGACTGGCGAGCTTCGGGGGGAGCGGCGCTGATCATCATGGAGATCCTGTTGTTGCGGGGGGATCGAGCGGTCGCGCCAGCGGCCGTTCTTGTAGAAAGCATTTCGCCAAGAGCGGCGATCGGGTCAGAACATGGGCGGCGGGCGTCGTTGGATCGGGTGCAGATCCGCAGCGAGGCACAGGACAGCCTGTCCGTCGTCGAAGCGGACCGAGGCGAAATCCTTGCGGACGGCGAGGACGTCGCACTGCTTTCCGGTACGGCCGAGCCCTTGGAAGAGGGCCCGGTCGCCGCCACAGACTGCGACGTCGCCCACGTCACGCGCGCGCCGCTTTGGCGAACGACGTCGCGGGCAGGGGTTTGAACGCGGGCTCAACGTTACCGAGTGCCAGCCGGCAAATCCGGCTCCACTGCGGCGCGAGCGATGCGCGCATCACGCCGATCGCCGTCGCGCCTGCGCTGCCGAACACGGTCAGCGCCAAGCCGGTGAGGACATCGTGCAGCATCAGCGACGCCGATCCGATGTGCCAGCGATCAACATGATGATCGTGGCGGGGATCCAGATCACCGCGAACACGAGCGCGAAGACGATCTTGGCGATACGGCGACGGCGCATGGCGCGCTCGAGCTGCGTCGCGCTGTTTGCGACGGTGATCACTGGCAGCACTCCACCGGCGTGGTATCGGGCAGGCAGACCGTGCAGGTGCTATCGGTCGCCCAGGCGCACGCGTTGTGTTCGTCGCTGGTGCACGGATCCCACTGGCTGCACCCGCAGCCCCGGCAGATGCGCGGGTGGCGGGCGGCAGGCTCGGTCGCAAGCTGGCGGTAGACGTCCGGATCGAACGCAAAGATGCTGCGTAACGCTTCCAACGTCTCGAGCTTGCGCGCGGTGTTGCCGGGGGTTTCGAGGGCGTGAACCAAGTCGATCGCGGTCGCGACCTCGTCGGCATTGCGGGCGAGCATGCCGGCGACGGTGCGTATCGACATGCCAGCTGCTTCGCGGCGAAGACCGAGGTAGGCGGCGGGCGTAAGGGGTGCGGTGCTGGTCAGCGCGGCACGCTCGCCTCGCTGCATCGGCACGGTGAATGTACGCGGGAAGACGTGCATCATTGGGGCATTCCTTTCGGCAAAGGGGTAGCGGTGCCGGAAGCGGGTGCTTCCGGCTGGCGGGGGATGTTTCAGGACGTTCGCGGCCGAAGCCGCGGGGATCAGGTCACGGGATCAGGTGGACGAGGGCGCGACCTCCGCCGCGTCGCGCTGATCGTCGTTGGCAGGCACCCGCTGGTCATCATTCGCGGGCTTCGAGCGCCAGTCGCCCTTGGGCAGGATCGCCTCGATCGTGGGGTTTGGCTTCATGCTCGGCCGAACCGTGCGGAAGATGCCGAGCTGCGCCACGAAGGTGTGGCCGCAATCGGCATCCTGGCAGACGTAGCGGATTTCGCGGGTCAGCACGTCGATCTCGACGGAGTCGTATGCGATCGAACGCGTAAGGCAGTGCGGGCAAACCGTCGCGGGAACGCGGGCCGTATAGTTTCTTTTGGTAGGCTTAGTCACTGATGGGTCCCCCCGAATTTCCCTGCGCTGGCCCGGATGGCTGGACGGAGGAAACTGGTCAGGCGCCGACGTAGAGGGCGCGCAGCTCGCTCGACCTGCTGAGCCTCGACCAGAGCGCGGTGTATTTCGCGCGGGGAAGCACCAGGTTGAGTGGCGAGAAAAAGGGCCTCGGTAGCTTCGGCCGCTTCGCGGACGAACGCAGCCGATTCCGTGACGAGGCTGCGGCGGCACGCGTCGGCAGCCTTTACAGACGATTCTAACTGCTGGGCGAATGCGTCGCGAAACGGCGCGCCCTCATTGCCAGCGAGCCGATAGGCACGATCAAACAAGAGAGCGAGTTCGAGCGAAGGCAGCGCGCCCGCATCCTTATTGCCCCAGGTGTATATCGTGCTTTCGCAGTAATCCTTGCCTGTGGCCTCAAAGGCGATGCGCGCGACTTCAGGAATGCCGAGCGCGATGCGCACGGTCGTCATCGCATCTGCGAAGGTGTCGGGAGTGCGTGGCTTGGTCATGCCTTGCCCGATTGCAAAATGCCGCGGCGATTGGAATCGACGCATGCGTCAACCTTGCCGTATTGATGCGGCATGGTGCTTGCGGGAAGAGGTGGACGACCAATGCTGGTCAGTGCGGCAGCGGCAACGTGAGGGATCGAGCGATCTGGCCAGTTAGCGGGCACGCGGAACCATGCCGCAAACTTCTCCAAATTCGTCACGGAGAACGTCTTTCCATCGCGCAGACGGTTGAAGAACGCTCCGCTGCTGACGACGATCGTCGCCACGCGCGAGAGGGACTTACCGCCCCAGCGGGCGACTTCAGCATCATACGAATCGGCGACCGTTCGCAGTGCGTTCTGATATGCAGCGCTCATAACGCATACTTACGTCACACATGCAGCGGGCGTCAACGTAAATATTCCGCATGCCATGCGTCATAGGATGCGTCATGAGTTCCGCATGAGGAAGAATGTACCTGACGTGCTGAAAGAACGTCTGACGGCTAAGCTGGCCGAAAAAAATATGTCCGCTCGCGAGGTGTCGATCGCGGCACTGAATAAGCCCGATGCCATTCGCGCTATCCTCGCCGGCCACATGCCCGGGCTCGATCGTCTCGACGCGATCGCCGAGATTTTAGACACCACTTCTGATTGGTTGCTCGGTCGAGACACGGGGATCGAACGGACATTCTCCGACCAGCCAATGACGCCTGAGGCATTCCGCCGCTTACCGAAGACCTTGCCCATCTACGGCACTGCTCTTGGTGCAGATATCGAATTTGGTGATGGTAACGGGGTGGTAGTCCATATTGAGCAGACCGAGGTGCATATGTCCGCACCTACCGACTACATGGCGCGCCCGATCGGCGTCACCGGCCGGCCGGATCTGTATGTTGTCACGGTGTCGGGACATTCGATGGAGCCCCGGTTCGATTCTGGCCGCAGATTGCTGGTCGATCCTAAACGATCTCCGGGAGTCGGTGAGGATGTCGTAGTTCAGTTGCGTGGTCCGACCTTCGATGGCGAGGAAATTCGTCACGTGCTGATCAAGCAGCTTGTACGTCGTCGTCCTGGAGTTGTCGTCCTGCGCCAGTTTAACCCGAGCATCGAGTTTGAGGTTCCAAACGAACAGGTCTCAATGGTCCATCGGGTAATGCCGTGGGACGAGGCAATGGGTTTTTAACATACCGGGGGATTTGATGGCGGACGTTGGCCCAGCGCTTGGAGCGCTAAGCTTCATCGTGCTCATAATCGGAGCAATTCTTTTCTTTGTCGGCAAAGGGAGGCGTCCCCTCGCAAAGAAACTGTTGCTCGGCGGTGCGGTAGTCTTCGTTGTTGCCCTGATCATGACGCCAACGCCACCGTCGACGCCCGCAGTTGCGCCCGCCGCCAAGAAGACCGTTGCGGTTGCGCCCGCGAAACCGATTATTGACCAACGTCCTGCAAAGGCTGTGGCGGCGGTCGACGTTAAGCTGGGCCTACTCCGCCAGTATAAGTCAGTCATTGATACCGTCCGCCCTTGTGATGCGGCATTCAAAGCCTTGGCTGGGGCGAAGGGCAGTCAATTAGCCCTGTACCAAGCTTCGAAGATTGGGCACGACGCGTGCGGCACAAGTTCGAAAGCGGTCGATGCCTTTGATATTCCCCAAGGTCTCTCCGATAAAATTCAGGCTACACAACGTAAGGCGTTAGCTACCTGTGCCACTGCATACCGGTTTCGCGAGCGCGCGTTCGGCAAGGCTATGGAAATGGCAGATAGCGGGGACATACGCCCTTCGGGGATGACCGAAATGCAGGAAGACTTTAAGACTGGCGAAGTGGGCGTTTTGCTTTGTGTTAGCCAATTAATTCAAGCGGCGGGCGAAGCGGGTATCAAGGCAGATGATTTAAAGTCATAGCGGTGTGATCGGATTAAGCGGCTTCAAGCTTCAGACCTGTGACATAACCTCGATCGCCGAAGGTGTGCGTTACTTCGGCGACCAACCAGGGCGTCGCGTCGATCGCTGCCTTGTAGCCTGTGACGATCGCCTTCGTCTCCGGATGTATATCTGCACGACCGAAGGCAAGCGATAGCGATAGCGAGACCGGTTCGCGGCCTGCGCGGCTATGCGCCGCGTTGGCTGCCGCCTGAGCGTCCGTCTCGTTGGCGTACACGCGAGATAGCGTCTTTGCCCCGTCCGCCTTTCCAGACACAAAGTGCTGCCGCTTGCCGGACTTACGATCGTGCCACGTAGCCTTCACGCCGGGGACGTCCTCACGCTTTTGCCGACTGAACTGGTGAGCATCGCCGTCCCGACGCGCGATCGTCACGGTGGCTACCGGCTTGCCCGTTGGGGTTACACCGGCTGAGATCGGACTGAATATCAGCGCGCCGCCCGCGATCTTCGCAACCGCGCCACGTTCCCGGCCAAGTCGGCGAAGGAAGGCCACATCGCTCTCTCGGTTTTGCGTTTTCGACGTTATTTCGATCCCAGTGAGGCTTGGCGCGCAACGCGGCGTCAGCTGGTGTCGCTTCGCAATGTCGCTGACGATCGCGCCCAGAGTCGTACCGTGCCAGCCCTTCTCGCGGCGCGTTTTTAGATCGCTGGTGAAGTCGGCCGAACGCGCACGGATCGTCACCATGTCGGGTGGCCCGCCATGCGCGACCTCGTCGACTACGAACCATCCTTTATCGACTAGGCCGGGCGTTACGTCGCTGCCCTGCTTCCAACCCAGCCATACATGGATCTTCGCGCCGGTGGGCGGCAGGGCAACGGCACCGTCGGTATCGTCTATGACCAGGTCGAGCTGGTCGGCCTCTTCCCCTCGCTTCTCGCTGATCCCAAGCGATACCAGACGCCGGCGCGGCGGGCGGCCGTTCGACTGCGTGACCTTGCCTTCCAGGAGCGGCGTGATGTCATTGTCGTCAACGACGACGCGGACTGCTGCGATGTTGGAGATCATGCGACGTCGCTGTCGACGCGCAGGAGGTCGACGGCGAAGTCGATTTGCCGTGGCGTGCCGTCTGGGAAGAAAGCTTTTCCGCGATCGTCGATGCCGGTGATGACGAACGCGCCGTAAACGTAGCCGCGACCGTCGACCAACGACCAGGCGTCGCCAGTATCCGCCATCCGACGCAGCTCGTCGATCGATACGCGTCCGTCTGCGATCTCGTTATAGACGGTGCCCGGCAGCGCGATCGTCTCTTCGCCAGGACCGGTGAATTGGGTGGCATCGCGTGCGCCGATCCGCGTCGACGTGGCATGACGCCAGCTCGCGCGACGAGCGATCTCGTCGAATGCCAGCGTGTCGATCGAGAACGCAAAAAGGCCAAGTGAGAGCAACATCAGACGGTCTCGTAATCGGGGGTGTCGGCGAAGGATGATCGGCCCCGTGCGGCCGATTCGCGGTCGCGACGGTCCAGTTCGTCGGCGACGGCGCGTGCGAGGGCTTGGGCGTCCTGTCCCGGCTGCTGATAGATCTGGATGACGTACGAGCGCGATCCCATCGCGTTCGCACCACGGGAAGGGGATACGTTGCCCCCAGCGCTGGACCGAGCAGGCGCGGCTGCGCTGCCGCTCTCACCAACCGGGCCGGGCGATGCCATTGCCATAGACGGCGCGATCGTACCGATAGCCATCGCCGACGTCAGACGACGCGCAACAGAATTGACCCGGCGAAGCGGTTGTCGCTCGCCGTCCGCGATACCGCCGGCAAGCCCCTCCATCATGTACCCGCCAAGCCCCGCGAAGACACGGCTCGGGGAGTGGATGCCCAGCACCGTCTTGAACGCCGAGATAGCGGCCATACCCAGCGCCTTTACGCGGCCGACGAGCCTGCCGGGCGACAACATCGACAACAGTCCGTCCATCAGGAAGCGGCCGACTGTCGGTCCCCACGCCGCGATGAAGTTGCCAGCGGAGACGAACCCGGCCCGCAGTGTTCCCCAGAAGGTGAACCATGCGGCGGTGATGCTGTCCCAATGGTTGAACGCGGCGACCACGAGCGCGACCGCACCGGCGATTGCCGCCAGCGCCCCGACGATCGGAAGGAGGGGAAGCGCGGCTATCCCGCCAGCGACACCCAGCGCGATCAGCCCCGCATTCAGGATCGCAATCGGCCCCATGATTGCTGCGATGGCGATACCGCCAACGCCGAGCATAAAGAACAAGCCGGCAAGGATACCGGTGGCCAGCAAGGCATTTTTCGCCAGCTCGGGGTGGCGAGTGGCGAACGCCTGCATCCGCAGTGCGATAGCACCGAGGCGAAGCGCGCCCGTCTTCACGATCGGCAGCAGCGATTGCCCGAGCGTCAGGCCAACCGCAGTAAACGAGTTCTTAGCGACCTCGGCCATGCCCTTGGCGGTGCTGATCCGCGATGCGAATTCGGCGGTCATCGAGCCCGCGTATTTGCTACGATCGCCGACCAGGTCGAGCCGCTGTTTCACGCCGTCCAGGTTCGTCAGCAACGGGGCGATAGCGCCGACCGACTCGGTCCCAAATATCTCGCTGAGGATGCTAGCCTGCTTATCCTTGCTCAGCGCGCGGATCTTCTCCAGCACCGTGATGATCGTGCCACTCGCGTCGACCTGCATCGACTTGGCAAGTTTCTCGGCATCGAGGCCCAAGGCTTTCAAGGCGGTGCTTTGCGATTTGCTGGCCGCGCTACCCTTCGTCAGGTTCAGCAGCAGGCTCTTGATGCCGGTGGCGGCCACCTCTTCCTCTACACCGATCGAGTTGAGCGACGACGCCAACGCCGAAACCTGCGGCGCGGCAATGCCGGCGACTTCGCCCAGGGGGCCGATCCGGGTGATGATGCCTGCGACCGTCGTCGCCTGGCCGCCAAACTTGTTCGTCAGCGCATTCACACGGTCGCCCAACGCCTCGACCTCGGGCTGCGTCATCTTGAACGCCTGACGCCACTTCGCCATCGTGCTGCCGGCATCCTCCGCCGTCATGTCGAACGCGATGCCCATACGTGCCGCGGCGTCTGTGAACGCGACCAGGTCGTCCGCCTGGCTGGGCAACGGCCGACCGAATTTATCCATGCCGACGCCGGCAGCGCCAGCTGCTGCGGCGATGCTCGCGAGTTCGACGGCGGTCATCGGCATGCGGGTGGTGAGGCCGATCAATTTGTCGGTCATCATCTGAAGCTGCGGCCCGGCCATCCCGGTAACCTTGGCGACGCCGGCCATCCCTTCTTCGAGATCCATCGACCCCGACGTTACGCCGATCAACGGTGCCGCTACCGCGACGCCGGCGGTCAGCGCGGCCGCGCCGCCGGCAGCGACACCGCCCGCCCGATCCTGGATCCCGCTGAAGCCGGCGCGCGCCGCTGCCATCCGACGCTCCCGATCGGCAAGCCGGCTGACACGGCGTTCCTGCTCTGCAATCTCTTCGTTGGTCTGACGTGCCCGGTCACGCAATTCGCGTTCGTGCCGGCCAAGGTCATTCGTCGCAATGCCTGCCGCGCGAAGGCGGTCTCGCAATGTCGAAAGCTCGAGACTTTCTGATCGGTGTTGGCGCTCCAGCTTTTCGGCTTCTGTTCGTGCGCGGCCGAACTCCCGCGTGAGGGCGCGACTGGGGTTGGCAGTCTGCGCGAACTCCCGCCCAAGTGCCGTCGCGCGTGATCGAGCGGCGGCCAATTGGGTGCTGGTAGAGGCTAGGCCGGCCTTCAGGCCGCGAAAGCTACCGATGTCGGCCTGCGCGCGGTCGATGCCCTTTAGCTGCTCCCGGGCGGCCTTCAGGCCCTCTGCGGCTTTGACCGATCCCCCGGCGATCTCGCGGAGCGGCCGGCTGACGCGGTCTCCGGCTTCGAGCAGCATACGGATGCGAAGGTTACGGTCCATCGGTCAGCGATCCTTTTGGCGGCGCTCCAGGGCTTGCACCCGCCAGCCGATCAGTTCGGCAACGCCCATGTCATTCATGATCGGCGGATCCCATCCCCAGCACTCTGCGAGGTCCGCCATCATGTCTTCTATTCTGGCTGGAAGGCCGCCTGCTTCACGGCCTTCGGCAGCAAAAAATCCACGATCTCGCCGCCCAGCTGGACGAAGTCGGCGGGATCCATGACGGCGATATGCTCCTTGTGCAGCATGGGCATCGTGATACGCGGGGCGATCTTCTCGACCTGCGCGTAGTCGCACCGGCTGATCGTCGCGGAGATGTCGACTCCGCGCAGTTCACCGGCGCCAGGCCGGCGCACCTGAATTTCCGTGCCGGCAGCATGCACAATCTTATCGCCGACGATGATGTCGGCATCGAGTTTGAAAGAGGAAAAGCGTTTGCCAGTGCTGGCGTTGTTCTGGTCGGTCATCGTCAAGTTCCTGCGTAAGCTGGGAAAGCCCGCCCGCGCGAATTCGCGGCCGGTTTGGGTCGGTGATCAGTGGTCGATCACAGCCCCATTGCAGCGCGGTGGTCGGCCATCAGGTCGACGCCACCGGCGATTTCGATCATGCCGAGAACATCGATTTCGACCTCGACGACGCCGTTCCACGTCAGCTTAAAGTAGCTGAGCTGGCTCTTGACCTTGAACTCGGTATCCTCGCCGGGCTTCCATTCGCCCATGTCGATCTCTTCGTGCCGGCCGCGCGTGACGATCTCGACGACGTCGACCGCGCCGGTGTCGTCGTCCTGAAAAGAGCCGACGAAACGCTGCTGCACACCTGCGAGGTTGAGCATACCGTGCTGCCGCAGGATCTGGCGCATGGGGCCGCCATAGGTCGCCTCCATTTCGAGCGCCTCGCCGCCCATGTCGACCTTGACCGCGCGACCCATGCCACCGGCACGGTATTCTTCGAACTTGCGTGCCAGTTTGGGTGGCGTGATCGAGACGGTTTCACCGATAAAGGCTTCGCCGTCATTGAACATCATCGTCTGCTTAAGCTTGCTGGGGAACGCCATCGCGTCGACCTTTCGTGCGGGAGGTGGTGGTGTTAGTTGCCGGCGACGAGGCTGGCGAAATCGGCGAAGAACTCGTCCGAGATTTCCTGCTCGAGCCCGAGCGCCTCAAGGGGCGGCACGAAAGTGTAGCGGTAGCCGATCAGCAGCTTGCCAGCCTTAAGCTGCTCGACCGGGTTCTTTGCCCCGTCGAATACTGCAACAGCGCCGAGGATACGCCCTGCGCGCTTTTCCTGGCGGAACTTCTCGTTGATCTGCTCGACGATATCTTTCGCCAAGCTCGGCAGCAGCGGGCGATCCATCGCCCACACCAGGCCAAGTGCCACGGTATCGGCGAGGATCTGTGCCGTTCGGCAGGCGCTCTCGAACACGAAGTCGCTTGCCGGATCCGCGCAGGTGCGGTTGCCCCAAAAACGGAGGTCACCAGCGATCCGGACGACGGTGACCAGCTCGGATGCGTTCAGCACGTTGGCGTCGCATTCGGCATCCTGAATGTCGAAGGTGACATCAGCAGCCAGACCGTCGAGATCGGCAAGGGCGACGTTCGACAGCGTCTTGTGCCACCCTTGCGTCTGGTCGATCGCCGCGCGCGCACCCATTGCCACCGCGGCGACCGGCACGGCAACGCTCGATCCGTCGTCACCGTAAGGCGCAGTCACGCCAGGCCAGAGCAACGTCAGCTCGCGCGCGTTCGGGAACAGTGCACGGTGCTGGACAGCCTCATCGAGATCGTCGCCGATCGCCTTCGCATAGACGCGGGCGCGCAGCCGTTTGGCAACGATGACCAGCGACTTGGTGACCTGCTCGCTTTCCAAGCCGGGTGCGCCGATGATGCGGGGGTGCATGTTCAGCTGCGCAGGCGCGGTGAGCAGCGCCTGCATGCCGGTCTTCACGCCCGCCTCGTCGGAGCCGACGATCGCGGTCGCCGTATCGGCAGGCGTCGCGCCAGGCGCGACGCGGACGACGACGATCGGCGCGGACACCTGCCCAGCGATAGCCCTGAGTGCGGCGCGCAACGTGCCGGTCCCGCCGGCCTTACCGATCGCGTCATCGAGGTTGACGATTTTGACCGCGGTATCGAGCGGAAACGCGCCCGCGACCGCGTCGGGCGCGGTGGCAACCAAGCCGATCACGGCGGTGGCGACCGTGGCGATCGAGCGGGAGGTGTTCTTGACCTCGGCGACGTTAATTCCGTGGAGGAAGCTCATGTGCGTGCCTTTCGAGCAAGCGCCGACAGGGCGCGGATTGGGGAAGAGATCGAAAAAGAGGGACGACCAGGTGTGTCGCTACGTCGACCGATAATCGTGACGATCACCTGATGCGGTTCGGCTCCAGCGGAAACGGCCACGCGCGTAATGCGCGCGCGCCCTTCTTGACGAAGCAGGGCAAGCGCGGTCGCCGCGTAGATGCGCAAGCGGCCGAGTTCGTTGTTCGGCTGGTCGAGCAGCTGCGGTAGCAGCGAACCGTATTCGCGACGGCCAAGCCGAGTACCGAGGGGCGTCCCAAGGATGTCGCCAATCGACTGTTCGAGATGATCGGTGCCGCCAAGCGACTTGCCGGTCTGCCGGTCCATCCCGTTCATTTCGGTGGGCCTGAGAACGCGCCGCCCGACTGGACGCCGCCATGCGTGTGACTTTTAAGGCTCTTGCCTCCACCGATGACGTCGGTGTCTGCGGTAATTGTGCCGGTCGACCGGATGTCGCCGTCTACCGTCACCGGGCCTTTGATCGACAGGCCACCACTTGCGTCGATGTGGACCGTGGCACCGCCAGGCAGGATCGCAGTAAGCGCGTGCGCTTCGGGATCGTAACCGATACGCGCGCCGTCCTCGTATTCGGTCAGCGTCGAACCATCGTTTGCGGGATGGGGATGCGCGTCGCTTGACAGGCTGCCGATGATAATTCCACGCGCGGTATCCGCCTCGGGCGCGATAACAACGACCTGTTCGCCGATGGCAGGCGGCGACCAGGTGCGCGTCGATCCCGCCCGGCTTGCAAGCCAAGGCAGGTCGCCAGTCGTCAGTTCATCGGCAAACTGGACGCGCGCGGTTCCAGCCGTGAGATCCCGCGAAACGACGGTCCCTTCACGCACAAGGTCGCCCACTAGGCGTTGGATATCGGCAGTGTTAGCCACGAGGTGACCATGCGCGGACGCGTCACCGACGCGAGGGGCCGCTCTTGTAGAATGTCTTTCTACAAGACTACGATACCGAGTGGCGAACCAGCCGCGGTGCCGTCGCCACGCAGCGCCTTGTACCAGGCGAGGCGCTGAGCGTCGGTCAGGATGGCAGGAACGCGTGCGGCATAAGCGAGCTCGAATGCACCTCCGTAAACACCACCGCCGATCTTCACCGAAGTCGAGGGCCGGGCGGCACCCGCTGCCCCACCGACATTCGTCGGGTTCAGTGCACCGTTTTGCCCCGTGCAGATGCGGCCGACATCGCCTTGCGATCCCCAGCCGAATACGGCTTGGTAACCAGCCCCGACATAGGCAGTGACAGCGATATCCGGCGCAACGCCGCCCTGCGCATTGTAAAAGGCCCAAGGGTTGCCGTTCACACCCGCCATGATGCCATTGAAAGGGCCTGCCGCCGCGAAAATCCCGCCCGAGGCATTGCCCTTGCAGACAATGACGAATGTCTGATCGAGTTCGGTTGCGATGCTTTTCGTGTCGATCCCGACCGAGGCGGGCGCGGGAACGATGATCGAACGCGCTGTGATCTGCGGAGCGCCGACAGGTGCCGTTGCTGCTTCGGGCTTGGCGCGGTTGACGATCGAAGCGGCTAGGGTTCCGCCCATGACGAATTCGTCAGTGAGCAGGTTTGCGATTCCTTCCGGAGTCCAGAGCGTTGCGATCACGTCCGCCTGAGCGGGATTTGCGTCGGGAAAGATGATGCTGGTGCCTGCCATGGGGGAGTCCTTATGCGAGCGTCGTGGAGGTGATCAGGCACCAGTTGTGCATGACGTAGGTGTTCGTGCCGACGGCCATCTGGACGGTATCGCCCATCGTATCGCGGATGTTGGTGTGCCCGCCGTTGCCAAAGCCCGTGCGGATCTTCGCGCCTGCCGGCACGGCCGAAGCCGCGACGATCTTGACCATATCCTTGCCGACACGTTCGACGCTGGTGATCGCGATCGCGGCACCTACATCGTCGACCAGGCTGAAGCCCTTCGATCCCTGCTCGGGGACAGATGCGGTATCGAACTTGATCTCGCCGCTCTCCGGTTCGAACCGGACCATGATGACCTTGCCATCACGATAGGCATCGACCGGAGCCAGAGGCTTCCAGATGCCCTTTTCGATGACGACGCGCTGATAGGCTCGTGCATAATAGCAGCCGGCCCACTGCGAGCCTTTGTTCGTCCAGTGCGGGTATCCGCTGTTCGGCAGATGCGCGAGGTTGCCGACCATGATGAAGCCGTATTCGGCACGGCAGATGGCGAACTGCTCGAGTGCCAGATACGGGTTGTTGGCAAAGCCATACGTCGCATGTGCAAAGACCTGGTCGACGAAGCAAAGTACGTCCCCGTTGGTCGGGTTTGCAGCTTTGACGTATGTGTCGAGATTGACGCGGATCGCGACCAACTGCGAACGATACAGGTTCGCCGCAGTCGCGTTCATGTAGTCGCTTTCACCCTGCGACCAAGAGAATGCCCGGAACTTGCTCGACTTGCCCGATGCCTGCGCGATCGAGCGCATCGCGTCGAAGTCGGCCTTGATCCAGTTGTGCGGGGTAGAGCCGACCTTCAGACCGTCGATCGGCGTGCCACCGACCGCAGCGCAGCTCATCAGCATCTGGTACGGTCGATCCGCTGGCGCGATGCCGTAGTCGGCCGAGATACGCTGCTTGAGTGCCGCGTCCATTCCGCTCGCTGGCGTTTCCCCTGCGTTACCATTCGTCCGCTCGATCAGCGGCGCGAACGACGATCGCGCGGGTGCGCTGACACCGTCACGACGCACGCCGTCATTGAAGCTCAGGCCATCATACAGAGCTGCGCCAGTGAGCGATGGCACGCTGTCCGCGCCGGTGGGCTTCGATTGCCCGTACCAGACGAAGAGATTGATCTCGGCGTCCATCACCGGCTTGGCAGCAGCGACGGCACCGCGTGGCGCGAGGATGGTGGAGATCACCACGCCATTGATCGATTTCACGCCGACCAGATTCGCGACTGCGAAGGCACCGCTATATTTGATGCCGGCAAGCGCGCGGCCGAGCGGGTCGCGCCAGACCTGAAGGAAGCCGGACGGGGCTGCGCCGGCAATCGCCGAGCCCGGCACGGTCAGCATCGTCGTCGTGAGGTTCGAGATCCGCGCACGGCCGATCTTGATCAGTCCGTCCAGCCCGATGACCAGAAAGGAGCGACCGAGACTGTCACGCAAGCCGCCCGCATAGCCGGCTGGTGCGTCCGGTTTCACCATGGTCGTGAGCGGCCCGATCGCGCTGTCGACGGCAGATTTCATCAGGCCGGCGATACGAGCGCGGAAGGTCACGCCACCGCGAACGACGGGCACGGTTTCCGTGCCATCCGGATCTTCGAGCGTCGGAAGGTCGTAGATTTTTGCCATGTTCAATGACCTCGGGCGAACCACCGAAAGCCGCCGGATGCGTCGGCGGTCGGGGTCTTGTGGTTTTGGGCGAAGAGCTGCGCACTGGCGGCGCTGAGCGACACTTCCTGCACCGTCGATTGGCCGTCGTTCGACTGGCTGCTGTTGATGATCGTGCCCCAGATCCCGTCGCATGCGTTCGGGAATGGCCAGGGGAAGTTCAGCGTGAACGCTGCCTCGCTGCCGGGAAATCCGGAAACACCCATCATCTCAACGCTACCGTCTGAGAACCGCCGATAGCGGTTCGCGCCGTCGACCTTGCTCTCGACCAGGTAGATCGCGCCTGCGGCCGCAAGCGCGGCTGGCGTAGCAGCGACGTTGCTCGCACCTCCGGCGAGTAGCTGCGCCGCTGTCGCGGCCGGAACGGAAATGGTGATGTCGGTCCCGAGCGCGTTCCCGCCGATCGCGAGACCCGACGTATCGACTCGACGCGTAAGTGGCACTCGCGCCAAGATCGAAGCGAGGATGTTGACCAAGCTTGAAGGCGTCACCGCTTTCGTGCCGATCGCACCGGCGTCGGCTTCCGCCGCGGTTGCCGCTGGCACGGACAAGCTCACGTCGCCATCAAGCGCCCGCCCGCCGGTGAGCAGTCCGGTCGTGCCGATCGCGCGCGTTAGCGGGACCTTCGCGGCGATTGCGGCAATGACAGACGAAAGCGAGGCAGGCGTTACCGCCTTGGTACCGACGACCGCGGCCAGCGCCTCCGCGGCGGTCGCTGTCGGTACATCGATCGTCCGATCGGCATCGAGCGTACCACCGCCGGTCGCCAGACCGGACGTCAGGACCTTGCGCGTCTGCGGCACGCGCGCGGCGATCCACGCCAGGACGCCGGACAAGCCTGCCGGTGTGACAGCCTTATCCTGCACGACGCCCGCTGCGACCTCGTCAGCGCTCGCCGCCGGCACGCCAATCGTGACGTCGCCGCTGAGATTGCCACCGCCCACGGCAAGGCCGCTTGCGTTGACGCGCCGACCGGCGAAAACGCCCGCAAGTCGCGCCTGCAGGCTTTTCGGAGTGACGGCGCGCACCGCGTCGATGCCGTCCGCAGTCTCCTGATCCGTCGCCAGCTCGACGATACCCTTGGTTGTCGTTGTCGCCGGCGGGTTCAGGAAGTTGGTATCGCCAAACACGACGTTGGCGACGTCGGCGGTCGGGAACGCGATGTCGATCGCGAGCAGCAGCGAAGCCATTTCGGACTTCTGACCGATAGGCGTATCCTGCCCGTACACCGCAAACAGGGTGCCATCGGCGAGGAACAGGCCGAACCCCCGGACCTGATAGGTCAGAGCGGCATCGTCGCGCACGATCATGTGAACGATGTTGTCGCTCGCTGCCTGCCCCGACACGGTCGCGACGCGGCGAAACTCGCCGGGGAGTGCGGTCAAGGTTGGTGCGACGACGAAGACGGCGTCGGTGAAGCCCACCGTGGCAACCGTCAGGTCGATATCATCCTGTACCTGGGCAGCGGTAAAGCGCCCCAAGCCAGCCGTCGTCATCACCAGGCGCAGAGCTGCGGTCATGGTCGGGTGTCCAGATATTCGGAAGCGCCGAACGTGATCGGTTCGCCGTCCTGGGTTTGCAAAAGGAAGCGCCAGTCGGTCGATGCGTCGATCGTCAGATCTGCATCCTGACGGATCGAGGCTGCCGCACGTGCGACGCCGAGGATGCCGATTGCGCCGGCCGCGGTGATCGACTGGACGAAGCGCATGTGTTCGCGCAGCGGCTTCACCCGCCCGACTTCCCGAATGATCGCGTCGGCGAATGCGGCCGTCGTGCGCGTACCGCCCACCGCTGCGCCGTCGACGATCAGCGGCAGCACGATATCGAACGTGTGCGGCGTCCCGCGCGGCACCGTCTCGTGCCATTCGACGATGCGCGCGAGCTGGTCGAAGCGAGCAAGGACCGTTTCGATGGAGAGCCGCGTGCCCTTGATACGGTGCAACGCGATCGATTCAGCTACAGCCCGCCGCTTGACGCCCTCGGTCCAGTCCGCGTCCCAGCTATCGGATGACAGTGCCCAAGCAAGCCACGGCAGCCAATCCGCGTCGATCGCGGCAGGATCGAGCAGCGTATCGATAGGCACGGTGATATCGCCGATGCGCGAGGTCGCGTCCTCGAGCGCGCGTTCGAGCCGTGTTGCATTGGGCGGCAGTAGGCTCACGGCGCGTAGCCGCCATGCGTGACCGTGATCTTCTGGCAGTTCGCCACTTGCGACATTGAACAGACGATGTCGGCAAGCAGGTCGAGATCGACGCGGTGGACGCCGGCGGGGCTTAGCGCAGTGGTAATGCCGGTTCGCGTGATCGCGCGGCCGAGCTTACGATTATCCGCCAGGAACTTAGCGAGGGCGAGGCGCGCCGCGGACACGACAATATCCGGATCTGGTCCGGCAAAGGTAATCAGTCGAGCCGTGATCTCGTAGGGAATGACCGTTGCCGATGCGACCGTAACATGATCGCCAAGCGGACGGATGCCCGGTGCATTCACAATGGCCGACACCTTTGCCAGCAGATTTGCCGACGCGCTTCCATCACCCCCGCTCGACAAAACTGACACCAGTACCTCGCCGGGGGCAGGACTGGTCGCGCTAGCGTCCAGAACTTCGGCTGAGGCATCCTTGGCATGTTTGACGTAGGCCAGTTCAGGCCCCGCGACAGAGAAGCCTTCGGGTGCAAGAACGATACGCTGGCGCAAGCGATCGTCGTCTTCGTAGATCGCAGCTGCGCCGGTCGCTGCGTCCGCTGGCGTGACAATTTGGCGGGCGACGCCGACCAGGACGGCAAGGTGATCGAGCCGTGCGCCGGTCGCGTATGCGACGAAGAGTTGCAGCGCACCATCCTGGAATGCCTGCCGCACGATCAGCTCACGATAAGCGGCGACGTGCAGCACCTTCACCGCCGGATCGCTGTCGATCGTCGCGTCGAACGTTGGCAGTTGTTCGCGCAGCGTCGCGACCATTTGTGCGACGATCTGCTCGAAGGTCAGCTGCTTGACGACAATCGGCGCGGGGAGGCGTGACAGATCGACGGTGGTGGAGGTGGTGGCAACCATGACGTCGGCATGTCGGCGCGCAGTCACACGCCTGGCTATGGCGCAGTCTTGTAGAAATGCTTTCTACAAGATCAGCGCGGCGTGACCTGCGCGAGTATAAGGTCGAGGATCCGCTGCTGTTCGGTTTCGGTAAGGCCTAGCAGGACGCGGCGTGCATAGCGGATCTTAGGTTGACCGGGTGCAGGAGCATCCGACAGACCCTGCTGGTGTATATTGGCGATCCGCGACGCACGACCGCCAAAACCTACCCACACCTCATCGCCATTTCCGCCGGCCTTCAGGCTTTTGGCCATGCGGAGTTTGCGAAACATCTTTTGCTGCCGCAGCTTGCCTTTCTTCCGGCCGCGATCGGGCTTGGGGCGGCGCGGGGCGAACGCTGCGCCCTCGGGATCGCGTTGAGCAGCGATGCGGTCGGACTGGCTCTTGCGGATCTCACGACCGATCGAGCGCATGAGGCGCGCGCGTTCGGGCGCGGCTGTGCGCAGCAACAGATCACGGCATAGTTGCTCGATCGGCGCAAAATCGTTCACCGGGTGACAATCTCAACGATGCCGTAACTGTCCTCGATGAGACCGGCCCATAGTTTGGTGCCGGTCGGGACGCCGGCGAAGGCGTCGGCCATCATAGGCTCGGGCAAATGCGTAACCTTCAGTCCGGTCGGCTGCTGTTCGACGCGAACCAACTCGGTCAGGTCGATCGATATGGTGATGTCGCACGTCTCGGCATCGAGCAGCTCGGACTCAAACGTGAATGGCTTGCGCTGGCCCTTCTCGAAAAGATCAGGCTGATTTGCTGCGATCCAGGCGAGGATCGGCACCAAGAGGTTGTCAACCTTGCCGGTGTAGTCTTGCACCCATACCGAAGCGGTGTAAGAGTATTCGAACGAGAGCGATCCCGCGCGCACAGCTACATCGCCCCTATCGACGAAAATCTCCATCAGCTCCGGGTTGTTCCTGATTTCGGGAACAGATGCGAGTAGATGCTTACGTAGGCTGTCGAGCTTTTTCACGTCAGATCCTAATAGCTGCTGTCGGCACCGCCGCCACCGAATGAACCACCGCCGCTGTCAAAACCGCTCGATCCCCAATCGCTCGAAGGGGACGGGGACGGGGACGGGGACGGGGATGGCGATGGCGCGTAGTAGCTGTCGTAGACCGGGGTGACGTACGCCGGGGCCGGAGCTGGGGTTGCTACCGGTTTGCGAGCGGAAGCCGCGGGCGTCGGGGCGACGGGTGTGCGAGCCTTAGTGCTGGATGACGGGCGCGGCCCCAACGCGGGCGATCGTGCCCAAGCCGCGCGCCGATCGCGCCCAGCTTCGGTGTCAGGGGCAACCGGCCGAACGAACGCATCACGGGTCGGGGTGGGTGGAGAGAATGCCGCCGGCTTGATGGCGACCGTCTGTCGCCTCCGCGCACGCCGGCTGGACAGGCAAACAACGCCGTAGAGGCCGGCGATAAAGCCCAACCAACCGAGTAACCATGCGCGCACATGGCGATTGGCAGAAGAGCTTGCGACTTCTTGAGCGGCAGGCGCGCTCGCCGCCGCCATGATCTGCGCGGCACCATCCGCCAGTGCGCCTGGCGTATCCCCCGCTTTAAGCTTCGGCGTCACGATCGTGCGCAGGATCTCGCTTGATACCGCGTCGGTCAGCACCGGCTCCAAACCATAGCCAACCTCGATACGCACCTTGCGCTCGTTGGGCGCGAGCAGCAGGATGACGCCGTCGTTGCGGGCCGCGTCACCAAGGCCCCATGCGCGGCCGAGCTGGTAGCCATAGTCCTTGATGTCGTCGCCGTGCAGCGTCGGTACGGTCGCGACGACCAACTGGTGGCCGGTACGCTCGACCCATTCATAGATCCTGGCATTGAGCGCCGCCTCGTCTTCCGCCGGGATGACGTCGGCCGCGTCGACGACCGCGACCCTGCCGCGATCGGGAAAGCTTACTGCGGCTTGCGCCATTGTCGCCGCGGCCAACGAGGCAGCGCCAAGTACGATCAGGACAATTCTGCTCATTTCGATGACTCCGACTTCGGGCAACTGCCCGGCACGTTCCAGTTGACCAGGCGGTCGTTGCGATCGGCGTTGCCGGCAAAGGCTCGGGCGAGGCGGACAATGCCAGCACGGATCTTCGTCGGGATCTGTGCGATCAGCGATGGATCCTCCGGCAAACCCTCGGGGCGCTTAGCGCACGTAAGAAGCTCTGCCGGGGGCGTGTCCTTCACCTTCACGACGATCGGCGTCGAGACGACCGCGGGCGGTGCCTCAGCGTGCCGCGCGCAGGCCGGCAACGCCATTAACAGCGCGAAACCACTCGCGATCGACAAGGTTCGTCCGTTCAGCATTCGCATCTGCCATCTCCATTCGTTGTGCGGCCGAGCTTGCTGCCTCGGCAGCAGCGCGCGCGGCGCGGGTGTCGTCGTTCTGTCGGGCGTCGTGATCGGCCATCGCCTGCGCGAGCGTCGCGGCGGCGAGCTGGTCGCTGTCGCCCTTGAATTTCACGAGGCCGGCGACCTTCTCCGCGCAGCGAACACCGCGGGCGGCCTTGCCCATCGCGGCGAAATCGGTGCCCGATCCTGCGCAGATCAGTTCGGCGCGGTGTTGCAGATCGTCGCGGTCGGCGCTGACCTGGCGGTATTGGACGTACAGCCACGCGCCGACCGCCGCGACGGCGAGCAGGACGAGGAAGAACGCTTCGGCCTTCACCTTCGCGAACAGGGTGCGGATCATCGGGGCAGCTCCTTCAGACAGAGATCACGTTCGGCGCGTCGGCGGCGATCAAGGCCGCGCACCACCTGCCCACCGGCCTTGTTCCACATGAGGAAAGCGTCGCAGGCACCTCGCCAGTCGCCAGCCTTGAAGCGGCGCGCGACCGTGGATCCGCAGTAGCCGCCAGTCCCGATGTTGTAGGCGAGGCTGATCGCGGCCGAGAGCTGGTTGGGATGCGTGCGCAGGACGGGCGTACAGGCAAGAACGGGTTCGGCATGACGAATGAGCGCGGCCTCTTCGCGCAGCTCGCAACCGGCGACCGTCTCGACCATGCCGGGCTTCACCCCGAGCGTTTCACCGCCGCAGATCGTCCAGACCTTGACGATGTCCTGGTACGCGACGAGACGCGGCGTGCCGCCCGACTCCCAACCGGATACGAACGGCGTGACGATCAGCGCTGCTGCCGCGCCGATCACGCCGATCAGCGTCTTGCGGGCGGGCTTGGCTGCGGAGGTAGGGGGCGGGCCGTAACCGGGCATTATTTGGGGTCCTTTCGCGGGATGAGCGCGAGCAGGCGCTCGCTAAGCTTGCCGGGGAGTTCGGCGAGGACGGCGCTGCAACCGGCGATGAAGCCGGGCGCGCCCTTGAAGGCGACCATGGCGACCAGAAAGCCGATCGCCTGCGATACGAACGGGTGCATGCCGAACATCGCGTTGGCCGCGTTCGTGACGAAATAGCTGACGACGATGCCAACCCAGACCTGCGCGATCCGCTGGCCCCATGTCAGACCGGTCTCGACCAGCAGGCTGACGATCGACCCGAGGCCGGCGGGGACCAGGCTGACGACGAACGCCAGCAGCCAGGTCCCGAAATCGTGGAGTAGATCCTTCATGCGGTCAGTCCCACAGGTTGACGACATCGGTGCGAACGGCGGTGGCCGGCGCAGCGATGACGGGGAGGTTGATTGGCTGACCCTTTGGTAAAATCGGGCCGAGAGCGGCGATGCCGGGGTTTGCGGCAAGCACGGCAGGCAGATCGGCCGGGCCGAAGTTGCGCTCGCGCCAGATCAGCGCGTCGAGCGTATCGCCGTCGCGCGCGCGGACCATATCGAGCGACGTGGTCATATCAGCTCGACCGTTGTGCGGGTGACGCCAAGAATATCGCGGATCGCGTGGATTGAATCGCGTCGCAGCTCGGTGACGCTGGGTTCCAGATCCTCGACCTTGCGCTGTCCGACGCTGGTCAGGTCGACGTCGCGATAGCGTTCGACGACTTCCGCCTTGGCGGCCGTAAAGACCGCGCGCTGGTAGAGCAGGACGAGCGTGTTGGTGCCGTCGATCGTCGACGTGCAGCCATCCGACAGCCGAACGTCGTCAAGCTTCCTCGTGCCGGCTGCGCGGTGGCTCGACGCCCAGGCAGCGAGATCGCGATAGACAGCCAGCATCACCGCGATCAGCGCCTCGCGGGCACGGTCTGGCGTCACCGCATCGCGGATCCGATGCTGCTTGCGAAACACCGCAGGATCGATGTCGGGAAAAAACCCGTCGTTGACGATCAGCGCTGGTGCGGGCGCGTCTTCATCCGGCAGGACTGTCGCGATCAGATCGGTCACAGCGACACGCTCGCGACGACGTCGAGCGCTTTCGCCCCGGCCAACACACCAAGCGTCACTGCACACCATGCGAAGCCGCGCGGCGATAGTTCGATGGGCCGGTCGCACTTGCGAGCGCTGATCATGACAAAGCACCCAGCCAGCGTGATCGCGACGGCTGCGATCAACGCGACGACGGCCACGAAGGCGATCAGGGTGCTGGCGAGAAAGCCGGGCATTGTTCGATCCTTGAAATTCACGGGGGTGAGGATCAGGTCGATCGACGGCCCTGCGGCCCGGAGGCCTCCCGTCTCGCGTGATCCGACCCCGAGCGCCGGGGGCGAGCTTGGTCAGCCGGCGGTATCGCCAGCCTTTGATTCGGTGGTGGCGGTCGCATCTGCGGTATCGCCGTCGGCGTTCTTGATGGCGGCGACTCTCGCTTTTTCGAGGCCGCGCAGCATCGTCTTCACGCCGACACGTTCGTTCTTGTCCTGCGCTCGGGTCAGCACCGTCATGGCGCGCTCGATCGTCGGCAGGATCGCGTCGGCGGTTGCCTCACCGGCTGCACGCACGAGCTCGGCACCGATCGCCTTGTACAGCTTGGCCTTGGGCTCATCGTGCATGTCGATGCCGTCCGTCAGCGCTTCGACTGCCTCAAGCACGTCCAACGGGAACGCGTCGTTACGTCCCTGCGCCTTCAAAGCCGCGTCAGCGATCAGTTCCAAAACGAGCGTCGCGGCATCACGCTGGAAATGCTTGGGCATCGGGATTGCGAAGCGGATTACGAAGCTGGCAAGCGCCAGGCCCCGCGACCAGTCGCCAACGTCGAGGCACCAAATCATGATGCTCGGCAGCACATCGTCGGCGCCGGTGGGCTCAAGTTGCCGACCCTCGACACCGCGGCCGGCGTCCAGCAGGCCATCGCACCAGGCCTGATACTCGGGGAGCATCTGGCGCTTGGCGGCAACCTTCATCTCCTTCGACTT